GAAAGGTGTAGAACAAAATGTTGATCCAGCAACGGGTATGGAAACTGAAATAGTTATATCACCTAACTCTGGTATTAATGTTGCACCTGATGGAGATGCTAGATGGTTAGAATTAAATGGTAGTGGTATTAAAACGTATCAAGAGGATGTGAAAGACTTGAAAGCCTCCATGTCATTCTTAGGCTTAGAACTTACCTCACCTAATAAAACGATTCATGAAACAGCTACTGGTCGTATTCTTGATGAACATACTAAAAATTCAATGTTAAAAGTAATTACTATTGATCTAGCATCCTCTATTATCAAAGCCATCTATCATGCTGGACAATATCTACAATTAGAATCGAATGCTGAAGTAATCATTGATACATCATTAACCGTAACCTCTGATATAGCCTTAGATAATATTGTAACCCTTGTGAGTAGTGGTATGTTAACACCTGCACAAGGCTTAGAAGAGGTTAAAGCAAGAATGATGTTGGTCACTGATCCAATTATTCAGAGTAATAATATTAATTAACAAAAATGTAAAAAAGCACTAAATAATAGTACGGGTCTGCGACCCATAAGGAGATAAACACTATGTATAAATTTAACACTAAAGAAGAACTGGTTACATTTCTATCATCAGAAGATGGTGACGGATTTGAAATATCGAATAGCATTAAGCAACCGTTGATTAGTAAACGGGATGAATTGTTATCTGAGAACAGTAGTATTAAACAGAAGTATGCAACCTTCAAGGATATTAATATTGAAGAGTTACAAACAAAGGCTTCAAGGGTAGATACTCTTGCACAAGAGATTGAAACCCTTAAAAAGCAGAATAATGATGGTTCTAATGATGAAAAGTTAGAACAATTGAAAAAGTCCATGCAAATTGAATTAGATTCAAAGGATAGTAAATTCAATGAATTTGTATCCAAATATCAATCGAGTCAAGTGAATGGAAAGATTGCAGCAGCCATTTCTAAACAGAAAGGTGTGGTTGATCTATTATCACCTGCAATTAAGAATAGAATTACATCAACAGTAAATGATGATGGTGAAGTAGAGGTTACAATCATGACAAATGATGGAAAACCATATTTCATTAATGGTGAGAAAGCATCTTTAGATGATTTAGTGAATGAATATAAAAGTCATGATCTATATTCAAGATGTTTCGATGGTACAGGAGCCAGCGGTTCAGGTACACGTACAGGTGGTGAGGCTAAGGCTAATATACTTGATCCTAACTCACCCAACTATAGTTTAACAGAGGCTATGAAGGCTAATGCTAAACGCTAATAACCTGCGGTTATGACACTTGTCGATAGCGTTGACATTTTAATATAACATATAATTGAGACGAATTACAATTCTCAATAAATAAGAATAACAACATAATACAACAAAAGGAAATTATTATGACTGATCTAACCGATTTAGAGTTTGAACCGCAAACATTTAGAGATTATGTACAAGCGGATGTAAGAAAGAAAAGCCTATTTTATCAAAGTGGTGCTGTAGCCGTATCAGACTTGGTTGTACCAACGTATGGTAAAACGGTAACTGTACCAGCATGGAATGGTCTTGGTGGTGAAGCGGAAGTGTTGAGTGATACTGTAGCATTAGCTCCAACTAAACTTACCTCATCTGCACAAGTAGCTCCAATTTTGGAACGTGGTAAACTATACACCTACAATGATCTTGTAGCAACGTTTACTAACTCTGATCCATTTGGTGCTCTTGCACAAAAACTAGGTACCTTCTGGGCACGTGAGTATGATCGAGTATTGGTTAATGTAGCCGTAGGTTCAGCAGGTGGAATGGATGCACTCGATGCAGGTTCCGTTATTAATGCTTCTGGTGCTGCACTATCATCTGCCTCAATCATTGGTACACGTGGTTTGTTTGGCGAGTATCAGGATGATGACCTAATCATGGTTGTTCACCCTAATACGTTTGCTGCTCTACAAGCGAATGAGTTGACTGACCTTATGCCGGGTGCTGATGGACGAGTAATCCAAAGCTTCCAAGGTATGCAGGTTGTTATGTCATCTACCCTTCCTGTAGCGTCTGGATCATATACTTCTATGATTGTACGTCCAAGCGCATTCCTTGAAGCACATGATGATCGCCCTCAACGTATGTTTGAGTCAGATCGTGACATTAAGGCCGGTAATGACTTTTTCACTTCACGTGATCGTTTCGTTATCCATCCTGTAGGTGCGGCATACTCTGATGTACCAGCCGGTGACACCGCTTCCAATGCTGAATTGGCTGACGCTGCTAACTGGGGTCTTGGTGCTGAAAGTGTCGATGACTTTGGTGTTAGAGTACTAACCCACACATTGTAATCACTGATTACGTTTAACACATTAAACCCCGGTCTTCCGGGGTTTTTGTTTTTAGTAACTATAAATAACAGTACTAATCAGGAGAAAAGTATGAGTAACATGTCAGAATATTTCAATACGCTTGCCAAGAATGAGAACGATCCAGCTAAACGTATGCTGTATGCTAAACAAGCGTTTAAACATAATAAGAATAAGAATAAGAATAAACCATCACGTGAAGAAATATCAGCACTATTAAATAAAGCCTTTCACAATGATGAACCCTCTATTGAGGTTGAACAATCCCAAATTGAGGTTATTGAACCTATTGTAGATGAACCCATTGATAAGCCTATTGTTAAACCTAGAAAGAAGAAGGTTGCCAAGAAGGCTGCAAAAAAGGTTTAATAAGACTAAATATTGATAACGAAAAGGATTGAATAATGATTACACTTGTAATAGAAGATGGAAGTGGTGTTACTGATGCCAATAGTTATATTGATATAACCTATGCTGATACCATTGCTACATTAAATGATGAAGATAACTGGTTAGATTGTAATGTAGATGATAAGAATAAGGCTATTGTCAAGGCTACACAGCTTGTTGATACTTTATATGGTCCAAGATACAAGGGAAGTATTTTAAATAGCTCTCAGAGCCTCCTGTATCCTAGAGGATCATTCATGTCTACTACTGGACGGTTAATCAATGCTGGAACCATTCCAAAAGAATTAAAGAATGCTATAGCCTATGCAGCATTTGGATTCTTCAATGGTGATCTTACTATGATTGAAGATAATTTTGAAGATGCTAATATTAAGAAAGAAAGTTTCGGTGTTGGATCAGGTGCATATACTGAATCCATTGAATATTATGAGAAAGTATCAGAAGGAAGTGTATCTAAATCTAGAGTAGTATTAGAATTGAGAACACTATTGAATGCACCAAGTATACAATTTAACGTGGTAAGGGGTTAATCATGCAGAAAAATATTACAATATTTCAAGGTGCTCAATTTCACCTTATCCTAAATCTAAAACAACAAGATTCGGCAGGTACTATTAGTCCATTTGATGCTACAGGATTCCAATTGAGGGGTAAATTAAAACGCTGTTACAGTGCTGTTACCGCTTGGGACTTTACCTTTAGTACTATTGACCTTACAATAGGTGCAGTAGCCGTTAAATTACCTGCTACTATAACTGCAACATTACCAGATGGAGAATTAGTATATGACATTGAAGTATATGATCCTAATGATACTGCTGTTGTGTATAAAGCACTCTATGGTAATGCCACTGTTATTAGAGAAGTAACTACCTAATATGTCTATTATACGGAATGATAACAATGTTGATTCTGTCATCATTGATAATACAATATCGTCTACATTAATCAAACCGTATAATTCGGTAGATTCAACGCTACCCGTCATTACCGTTCTTACGGTTACAACCTTATCCTTTGATGCTAATACTATTCAACAGTCTGTTAACGCTACAGCGAGTAGAACTGTTCCTGTGTATACCATTACATCTGATACTACTATACCGGTTCAAACGGTAGAATCACAAGGTCTATATGGCCTAATATTCAACATTGAGAGTGATACTACTGTTCTACAACAGTCTGTTAACTCTACAGGTAGTATTGTTGCACCTGAATATACTTTACAGAGTGCTACACTGGTTCCAAGACAGTTGATTGACTCTACTGGACTGTATGGCACCATTTACACCTTGAACAGTGCTAGTACTGTTATTAACCAGAATGTTAACGCTACTGGTATTACAGTAACACCTGAATATGCATTGAATAGTGATACCAATGTTATTACACAATTGATTGACTCTACTGGAGTGTTGACTG